CGCCGTCAACGCCATCAAGTCTACGCCGTACAGCACTGAAGATACATATATCGGCTCGCTCATCATGCGTGCGCGCGGGTACGCCGAGAGATATCAAAGGCGGTCGCTTGCGGTTATGACCTATGATTACTTCGTCAATGACTTTCCGTCCGGTGACTTTATCAAACTTCCGATGGCTGCTCCGATGGCATCCATTACCGCAGTCACCTCCGTGACTTACATGGATTCGTTAGGGACAACCGCAACACTCACTGCATCTTCTTCTGGATATTACGTGGATATCAACAGTGAACCTGCTTTGATATCTTTGCATTATGGGATACTGTGGCCTTCATTCACTCCATGGCCTTCAAATGCCATCAGGATACGTTATCAGGCCGGGTATAGTGTTTTACCCGAACAGACCAAACATGCGATTATCATGCTTGCAGGGGCCTACTACACGTACAGGGATGTTGAGATACCCGTTGGATTGATGGACACCATCCATAACCTGCTGGAAGATGACCGGATAGGCGGGTGGTGCGATTGAATGCCGGAGAACTGACAAAGAGAATCACGATACAGGCCGAAACCGGAAATCCGGACGCTTACGGTCAACCGTTGGGGTCCTGGACAACCATTGCGACTGTCTGGGGTAAAATCATCACATCGGGAGGGCGGGAATTTTATGCGGCGCAGAAACTAAACGCAGAATCGACAGCGGTCATTGAAATCAGATACCGTACGAATATCACCACGGCAAACAGGATCATGTACAACAATCGGAAATACAATATCCTGTCGGTGGTTGATCCGCTTGAAAGTCATGTCATGCTGCAGATAGCTTGCAAGGAGGTGGTCTGATGGATGATTCCTTGTATTCCTATCTCTCTACATATGCAGGATTGGTGGCATTGGTCAACAAAAGGATTTACCCGATTGTCATGCCATTAAATGCAGTTCTTCCGGCGGTATCATTCCAGAGAATTTCCACAGAAAGAACTCACGCGTTTGAGGCCGATGTGTCATTGACGGCAGCCACGTATCAGGTATCGAGTTGGGCGAAAACGGACACGGTACGCAAAGGATATTCTCACACGCAACTTATCAGCGCACAGATCAGGGCAGCATTGCAGAATTATTCCGGAACAATGGGGAGCATGACGGTTTCAGCGGTACTTTTGATCGGGGAACTCACGGACTACGACACGGCAACCGACACTTATGCGGTTCATCAGGACTTTGAAATCTGGTATCAGGAGGTATAAATATATGGCTTATCACGGTAAAAGCGGGAAAGTATTCGTAAACGGCAGACACTTGTCCAGTTACTTTGATTCGTTCGATATCCAACTGAATTGTGACAGTGCTGAAATGAGTGCCTTCCAAGACACTTACAAGGGATACAATGTCGGGATGAAAGACGGCACATTATCGCTTACGGGATTCTTCACTGATACGGCGATTCATGCGGACGGCATCCTGTATTCAGCGGTCGGCACTACTTGCGTGTGGGGAGTATTCCCAGGCGGTGACGCGGTGGATTCTCACGGGTACGGACTCGAAGGCAACGAGAACAGTTATGCAGTGATGGGAACGAAAGATGATAACGTGAGGATTGCCACTTCCGCGATTGGATACCCGGAACAGGTTTCATCCTTATGTCCGATGACTGCAGTCACTACATCGGCAGTCGGAACAGCAATCAACAACACTGCATCAAGTACATCGGGTGGTTCGGCGTACCTTCAGGCGATTGCCGTTTCAGGTTCGTGTGGGGTTATCGTGGAACATTCAACCGCCGGCGGAACGTATTCAACCATCGCGACATTCACGGCGTTTACGACAATCGGAGCCTACCGAAAAGCAATAACAGGCACAATCAAACCGTTGGTTCGGGTTTCATATTCGGGGAACATGACACTACAAGCATCCCTGCACAGGGAATAAGGAGGGCTAAATTATGGCGGCATTACATGGCAAAGGTACGGCATTTTCGGTCGGGAATTCAGGCACTCTCACGGCAATCACAACCTATTGCGACAACATCGACTTCCCCGCCTTCAACGTGGACACGGCAGAGGTTTCCGCGTTCGGGGCAACTTACAAATCTTACGTGTCCGGATTAAAGGGTGGTACAATCACCGCTTCCGGGCCGTGGGACTATGCGCTTGACGCAATCATGTACGCAAACGTGGCAACAAGCCAACCATTCAGCTACACGCCGGGCGGCGGGTCGGCAGTCTATACCGGGAGCGCACTCATCACCGCATACAATGTGCAGGGTGGCATGGGTGGAGCAGTCACATGGAGCGCAAGTTTCCAAATCAGCGGAGCAGTAACGAGGACATAAGGAGGTTTTCATGCTTACCAAATTGGCTTTTATCGATCTCAAACTGGCGATACAACGCATTGATATCCCGGAGTGGAATGATTGTGTTTATATCAAAAAATTGTCAGCAAACCAACGCGCACAAATCTTGAAGAATAATTTCAAGATTGAAGGGACAGACTTAGGGATCAATGCTGATGCGTTTGCTGACAATGTTGTACGTACTTGTCAATTTACAATTTGCGATGATAAGGGTGTCAGATTATTTGATGATTCGAAAGCGGATTTTGATATTCTGGATGGCAAAGATGGTGCGATTCTGGAAAGAATATTTAATGTTGTAATGGAATCCAACGGTATGACTGTGAAGGAAGAAAAGGAAGCAATGGGAAACTTAGATTCCAGCCGGAATTGATGTTTGCATTCTCACTTGCCAAAGAGTTGGGAATGACGGTAGAAAACATGCTTTCCAGTATGTCGAGTGAAGAATTCACATACTGGAAAGCGTATTCCGCGCTGGAGAGGGAAGAAATAGATAAGGAACGGATGGAAGCGGGTCTAAGATGAGAGTAAACGTTGAAATCATCGGCATTGAAGACATGATAGCGGACATGAAAAAGATGCAGGACAAGGGCAAGTCCGTGTTGAATGCTGTCGCAATGGCAGGTGCAACGTATGCGCTTCCGAAGATAAGAAACGCGATCCCTGTGGGTACGGAAGATGATACCCATCTGAAAGACAATATCAAAGCAAAGAAGATGACAAAGAAATCAGACGTCAAGTCATCCGCTATTGTAGAGGTTGGTGCAAAGTCCGCTGAATACGGGATGCATTTGGAAGTAGGTCACAGGACACCAAAAGGTGGTCACATTCCAGCACATCCTTTTATCCGAAATACGATAGATGCAGACTCAGAGGAAATCGGACGGGTCATGGGCGAAGAATTCATCAGGAAGGTGGGGATATAATGTCGAAGGTAATCAGAAGCGTTACGGCGAAATTCAATGCCGATATTTCCGACTTCCAGAAACAGATGAATACGATGTCGAAGAACCTGAAAAAGTCTGGTGAGGAATGGAAAAAAGCCGGAGAATCTTTAACAAAAATGGTCACCGTTCCCATCCTTGCGGCGGCTACTGCAATGGTCGCGCTGTCTGTTAAAGCCGGGGAATACGCCGAACAAATTTCAATCGCCGCACAGACCACGGGTATGAGCGTAGAAAGATTGCAGGAACTACGGTATGTCGCTTCTCAGGTTGATGTCGAATTCGAAACGCTGGTTGGGAGTTTTGGCAAGTTCACAAAAACATTAGCAACGGCAAACAACAAAAAGAGCGCGGCTGCACAATTGTTCAAAGCACTTGGCGTAACCATCAAAAATGCAGATGGATCGTTGAGGCCGATGAATGATACTTTTTTTGCAACCATTAAAGCGTTGAGCGGTGTATCGGATGAAACACTACAAGCAGAAACGGCATCAATTCTGTTTGGCAAATCGTTCCAAGATTTAATCCCACTCATCAAAACGAGTTCCGAGGATATTGACAAGTTGAGCCAACGAGCCAATGCATTGAACCTTGTCCGGTCTCCGGCAGAGATTGCATCCATGGCCGCACTTGATGATAAGTTTGCGGAACTTAAAATGGTGGTTGAGAACGCAGGAACGTCACTAGCTGTCGGGTTCTTACCAGTGATGGGAAAGTTGATAGGCATTGTTGAAAATAACTTGATACCAGCCGCTCAAAAGATTATCAACAAAATCGTTGAATGGATTGGTGCGTTTGACAATTTGAATCCGCAACAGCAGAATATGACATTGGGAGCAATTGCACTTGCTGCTGCATTAGGCCCGGTTGCGGTGGGAATTGGCCAGGTCATGATTGCACTATCGCTGCTCATGAAGAGCGGAGGTCTTGCGGCGTTGGCCGGCATTGGCCCTGCGCTTGCTGTTGCTGCAGCAGGAGTCGCTGGAGCATTAGCGGGGAAATCTGCATGGGAATCTCAGTATGGACAACCTCTCACATCTGCAACGCAAGGACAATCACCGTTCGGAATTGGGCTTAGCATCCCGAAAAACGGCTCCACGTCAAACCCGTCATATATCGGAACCGCATCGTCAGGTGCAATGCCTGATAATGCGGCACGGTCACAGAGGGCAATAGCCGGAGCGGTAAAAGCAACCACGGTCGCAGTAAAGACAACCGCGGTCGCCGTTGGTTCCGCGGACAAGGCGTTGGCTGCGTATTTTAATAGTTTAGGGCAAGCCGCACCCAAAGCAGCAAAAGCAGTAAAAACTGCAGCCACCGTTGTTGATACATTCAAGGAATCCATTATAGACCTTGTTAATACCGTTAAAGACCAGACGAAAGCGTTTCTGAATTTTGTCGGAATCTTTGACGTGATGGACACGAAAGCCATATCAGGAGACAGACTCTTAATCCGACTGAAGAAACAGTTCCAAGCTATGCTTCAATGGAAAACGAACCTAGACATTCTTACAAAGCGCGGCGTATCCGCTGAAAACGTGAACATGCTTCGCGGCATGGGCGCAGGCTCGGCACAGGAAATCAAAGGCCTTGCCGGATTGACGGATGCTAAACTTAAAGAATATTTTACAACGTATGGGAAAATGAATACCATTGCAGGTGAACAATCATCCAAGTTTGTTTCAACCGCTGAATCCATCGGAACGAAGATTGATAAGCAGATAAACATTTATGCCACAGGCGTAAAAGGTGATGCAAACGCCATCGCAGATTCCATCGTCAAGAAATTACGGGTTGCGGGGTACAGGATATGAGTTACTCTATCATCATCGGAACAGCAGACAGAACGACCTTGCTGATAGCAGGTACTTTGTCGTACACGCTTCAAACCAACCATGATGATACTGCAACATGTGCGCTTAAAACTACCGCGGCGGGTTTTATGCCGGCAGTCGGGCAATCGTTTTACGTTTATGAATCGGTGGATGCTGAAAACAAATTCGGCGGAGTCATCGATAACGTGACGGTGACAAAGGTTGAAGCAGGGGTATCTACCTCCAAAGTATTGCAGGTCGATGTTTCTGTGAGTCCGTTCAAGGCGATTGCGTCAAGAAGAACAGTGTCATATTCTGAAACCGCTGTTACGGCAAAGACGATTGTCCAGAAAGTCATATCGGCATTATCAACAGAAGGAATCACGGAAGGAACCGTCAACACCGGGGCATCCGACGTCGGTGAATACGATGCGCCACTGAATACATTATCTCAAATCATGGATGACATGTGTACCGCTTCCGGTTTTCAATGGTGGATAGACCCTGACAAACTCCTGCATTTTTATAACTTTGATTTGATTATTTCCGCTTCACATACTGTCACGGAAACTGGAAACTACACGGTCAATTCGTACTCATACGATATTGATCAGTACGCCAACAAGATATTCATTCAAGGTCATCCCGATGTTGGGTCGGTGGTTATCCGCCAGGACACGGCAGAACAAACGGCACGTGCGGCCATCGAGGGCGGTTCCGGTATTTACGGTGCTGTCATCGTTGATGAAAACATTGTCACGACTGCAGACGCGACAACGGCAGGAGATGCGGCATTGAAATGGGCCGGGATTATCCCTCAAAAGCTTGTGTTCACGGCGTACGACAATCTATCAAGTTGGTATCCTGGCTACAGGGTAACGGCAAATCTTCCTTCCATTGGATTGACGGCAAACACTACATTTAACATTGATTCCGTGACAACCGCAGATCAAGGCACGTATTTTACGGACACGGTAAACTGTTCTGTCAGAAAATCGAACGACTTTTCAACGGCACAGGCACAGACTGGGATTGAGTTTCTTGGCAAAATGGTAAACAACGCATCCTCAAATGTTTCAGTTGACGAGAGTACCGGCATGATAACACCTATTTCCAAAGGCGTTGTGCAGGTATGGGTGGCGACTGCCTTATCGACACTGGCAAAAAACAAGGATGTATTTGTCGATACGGATGATTATAGCCGATACGACATGACAGCCTATGCGACTACCGGAACTCTAACAAGTGCAAATGGTGAATATATCGAACTGACAGGAACGGCGGCTTGTACGCTGACGATTACATCACCTGGCACAGCGGCAGGAACCTGCGCGAAATACATCAAGAATTCATCCTCTCAATCTTGGACGATTGGAGCAACCATTGACGGAACGGCGAATTATACGCTTGCCGCGAATCTTGGTGTGGCTTTGTACTGGAACAATACCGACTGGCGATCTTTTGCGGGTGGTGGAGGAGCGAGCGGAGGGCAGAGCGCATCATTTACATCCATCATTGTTTCGGGACAATCAACGATCCTTGCTACTACGGCGGCGGAAACATTGGAATTTGTTGCGGGAACGAACGTGACAATCACCACAAACACGTCAAATAAAACCGTTACATTTGCATCATCCGGTGGAGGACAAACGGCTGTATTTACTTCCATACTTGTATCTGGACAGTCAACTATATTGGCAACCACATCCGCGGGAACACTTGAATTCATCCAAGGCTCTGGCATAATAATAACGACAAACACGTCTAATAAAACCGTGACATTTGTAGCGTCCGAAACCTACGCCGATGGGAAAGTGGCAGATGCGATAAATGATGGGACTACAACAATAGCACCTTCGCAAAACGCCGTGTTTGATGCTCTTGCGCTGAAAGCTCCTCTTTCATCTCCTGCCTTCACGGGCACTCCTGCCGCCCCAACAGCAGGCGCAGGAGATAGCACAACGCAACTAGCCACAACCGCGTTCGTGCAACAAGCAGTAAGAAGTGTTCCAAGTAAAGAAGCTTCTGAATATGCAACAACAGCCGCGCTTCCTGCAGTAGTTTATAACAACGGCACCGCAGGGGTCGGGGCTACGCTTACGGGCGTCGCGATGGGCGCAATTGGAATTGACAGCCAGTCTCCAATCGTGGGAAATAGAATTTTAGTAAAGAATCAAGTATCAACTTTCCAAAACGGAATTTATACAGTCACAGCGACAGGAAGTGGAATAGCCGTCTTTGTCCTCACCCGAGCGTTAGACTTCAATCAAACAGGGGATATTGTAACCGGTGCTGTGACGTATGTAGTAGGTGGGACTACTTTAGCGGCCACAACTTGGGATGTAAACTCTGCTGATAATCCAGCGATTGGGACGGATGCAATTACCTTTATCCAGAGTGCTGGACCGGGTTCTATCATCGCGGGAACAGGCATATCTATTTCAGGAGTTACAGTCGGAGTTGATTCTACTATTGCAACGCTAACTGGCGCACAGACTTTCACAAATAAAACTTTAACCTCCCCGAAGATAAATGAAGCGGTAGCATTAACTACAACAGCAACGGAATTAAATATTCTACATGGCGCAACATTAACAACAACGGAATTAAATTACGTTGATGGCGTCACCTCCGCAATACAGACACAGCTTGATGGCAAGGCGATAGCCACAGCCAACATCACTGACCATTCCGTTGTCCGTGGTGCAGGCGGTGCAAAAGGTGTGCAGGGTTCCGGCGTCCTCGTCGATGACAGCAATAACTTGACAGGCATAGCTGGCGCGACACTGTCGGGATTGCTTACCTTGTCGGCAGGCCAAATTAAATTCCCCGTCGCCCAGAACGCTTCCGCAGACGCAAATGTGCTGGATGACTATGAAGAAGGAACGTTTACACCCGACTTACGGTTCGGTGGGGCAAAGGTGGGGATAACATATAATACGCAGACTGGAAAATACACAAAAGTTGGGAATATCGTAACTATCGCTCTCTATATTAACATCTCTTCTAAAGGGTCTTCCGCGGGAGACGCAGTAATATTTGGTCTTCCATTTATATCCAGTGTGTTCACTGCACTATCAACGTCGTATGTGGATGGCATGACTTTCACCGGCATGGTACAAGTTTTTACTGACAACGGGGGTTATACTATGAGTTTGCTGGAAATTCCTAGCACCGCAATTACTAATGCGGATTTTTCAAATAATGCACACATAATGGTTGCAGGTTCGTATCTCACAGCCTAAGGAGGAATCTAAAAATGATTGAGAAAATTACAGAGCGTGACCGCGTGGAAATTCTTGCAGACGGACACATCCAAATCAGGGAAATCACGGTGTTCATGGAGAACGGTGTTGAAGTAGGCCGGGGCGAGTACCACCGCCATGTTGTTGCGCCGGGGGATGATGTAACAGGCGAAGACACACAGGTAAGGGCGGTTGCGACTGTACTGCATACCAAGGCTGTGGTGGACGCATATAAGGCGAGGGTGACGCTTTCTACTCCGTTGACCAGATGATTTGTGGGATAGGGTGGGATGATGGGTAATGCAATGTATCGGAATCAAGTTACAAACAAGGAGTATCAATCTTGGACGGGATATCCCGACAGCATTGTGAAAACAGTGGATTTTCCGTATCAATCACTTGCTTGGTCAGGTGGCGTTGTTCGTCTTTATTGTTCAAGTGTTCCGCTCAAGGTAAACGCGGGACATACAGCATTTCAAGTTGCATCGACCGTCATTGATGGCCATTATCTGATTTGGCAATACAATCCATCCGGTGCAACGTGGGTTTACTACACGGATGGTTGGTACATGGGTATTGCCGCAATTGAACAAGCTAATCATGATGTTTGCGAACAGGATGGAACAACGGTATATTTTGCCAAAACTACTACAACGGAGCAGGACGCAGGAACCTCCGCATCCCTCATCCGTATCCGCAACCTGCGCCATAAAGACGGGGCATCTTTTATTCGTGACAAGGCGGCGTTCTGGTTGGAGGAAAGCGCATCGGGATATCAGAAGTGGCCGGGTCGCGCAGATTCTCCTTTTTTGACAGCATCATATCCATATCAATGGATTTATAAAAGTTCGACAAAAGCCTATATGGAATTAGTGGGGTCACCAAATCGGTTATACAAAGAAGATTTAAATCGTCGTGTATGGACAACATTACTCGGCGGTGTACCTATTAACACAAAACGTTATTATAGCACAAATTCAGGCGTGACATGGCTCAATAACGGGGATAACACAATCAGCACAGAAGACGAGGCTATTCTTACGTATAGCGGGGGAACTATTACATCTTATGAGGCGAATAATAATATTTATGATGCAAGTTATGGCACACCAGTAACAAAAACCACAAATGTAGTTTTCGCCAAAACCACCACACCCGCCCAATACGCAGGAATATCCGAAACACTCCACTGTATCAACATATGAAATCCACACAATAATAAAACACAAGGAGGACAAAAGATGAGTGATGCAATAGACCCAAATGTGCTGTTACTACTGAAAAATCAATCAGAGTATTTCGAGAAACTTCTAGCGATGCACAGGCAATCATTTGATGACCAGTTCAAAGCCGAAGCAAAAAGAATAGACGGACGCCAGGCTGCTGACGCGGAGATGGTCAAGGTCGCCAACCAGGCGGCTATCAAGCAAGCAGAAAACCTCGCTATTCAAGTAGCAGAGAATGCGGAAACCCTTAGGAAGGGTATGGAAGAATCAGCAAAGACATTGGCAACACAATTACAAACAACAACGGGAGGACTCGACGGAAGATTGAAAGTTGTCGAGACAAACCAGTATACCTTGGCGGGAACATCGAAGGGCAAAGGCGACATGTGGGGTTATGTCTTTGGCGGAATTATGCTCATAATAGCAGTCGTTGGATTCTTTTGGGATAAATTCTAAAAGGGTGAAAGGATACTTATGCTTGAAACAATTATTATCATACTAATCATTGCATGGGCATTAGGTTTCATCGGAGGTGTTACCTTTGGCGGAGCCATTCACATCCTGCTGATTATTGTCCTTATTCTCATTGTCATCCGGTTGATTCAAGGGAGACCTGTCGTTTGAAAGGAGTTAATATGATTACTCAAAAATGGTGGCAGTCAAAGGTTACCCTACTCGCTCTTGCCGCGCTCGTGGCATTCATCACAACAAAGTGGTTTGGTTTCACCATTCCTGGATGGAGTGAGTTTGTTGATTTGGTGTTGGTAGTCCTCGCGGGGGTCGGCGTTCTGAACAACGGGTTCAATCCCATTGGATTCGGTGCAAACACAATTCCCGAGAGCAAGAAGATAGTGGATCGGGTGAGCAACACATGAAAAAACTATATCTATCTCCATCCAGCCAGGAAAACAACCTCGGACCCGGCAACTACAATGAAGAAGTAGTCATGAACCTGATTGCCGACGCCATGATGTCTGAACTGAAAGCGTACCCTGAGATTTTGGTTATGCGCAACAAGCGGGGGAACTCCTATGCCGGGCACATTGCGGAGTCGGATGCCTTCAAGCCCGACCTGCACTTTGCTCTCCACTCAAACGCTTCAAGTGGTAAGGCGCGTGGTTGTGAAATATATTGCCGTGACCCGTCAGACCTCAGTTCACCCGGAACACAGTTCTCCATGATACTCTACCGGAGAATATCTGCCATGACTCCTACAGGGGACCGAGGAATCAAGGTTGGTACCATGGCAGAGGTAAAGACGGTTCACGCTTATGCCACTCTCATGGAGGTCGCGTTCCACGACAACTCAGATGACGCACTGTGGATAACCAACCACATCTCTGAGATAGCGCACGAGTCGGTGCTGTCCCTACTTGACCTGTGGCAGATTCCCTACACGAATAACGGCATGAATACGGCACTATATAAAATCAACCAGGCGTTGGTAAAAAATAAACTTGCGCCGCTTGATGAAAAGTATTGGCTTGCCAATGCTGCAACCGGAAAGACCTGTAATGGGGAATACGTCAAAGCACTTATTCTACGGGTTTCAAAAATCATCGGGTGACCTCGTTGCTTTCCTCCTTTGGCAATGATACGATATAGTTACCCGAACGTTCTTACCCGTCACTTCGTTGTGGCGGGTTTTTTTATGCCCATTTTTGAAACGGTATCCAACTTTATGTGCAAAGTGTAAGTTGTTGCGTTGCTCCCGTGTAATGCAGAAACATCATGATTTTCTTCTCTCTGTGCGTGTTATAGCGTTTAGATGTTGGATACCATGTGAAGAAGTCCTTCTTACCCTTGCTGGAATTACAGCTTTGACAGGCTGGTATGATGTTGTTGTGGGTGTACTCTCCTTCAGATGACAATGGGATGAAGTGTTCCTGATGCAACGTCTTGTCTCCGGCCCCACAATAAGCACATGCATTGTTGAATTTTTCAAGGATGTGATTCCATTGTGCCGGTGTAAGCGTCTGAGCAAGACCAGCTTTTTTGGATCTTCGGGATTGCCATTGTGCCTTCGTCACATCGGGGTTGTTCTTTTTCCATGCGGTCTCTGTTTTCTGCGCCCTATCCTTATTGTTATCTCTCCACACCTTGTATTGTTGGAGCGTGGATTCCTTGTGTTCTGCATAGTACTGCTTCCTGCTCTCAATAATCTGTTCTTGGTGTTCCACACGATATTGATTCATGTGATCCCGAATTTGTTCCTTATGTTCGATCCGGTATTGTTTAACGCAATCCTTGCAGTCATATCTAAAGCCGTCCGGGGTATTGCATGCTTTTGAGAAGTTTGTTTCCGGCTGTTCCAATCCACATTTGCTGCATACTTTTGCCATCTCATCAATCCTTTCTGACATTACATTTTATCACCCTCTCCAATGTATCATCATCACACCTCCCCAAATATTCCCGTAAAAGCATGTTCACAATTCCCGTGAGTGTCCTTCCTGTTGCGGATGCATGTTTACATATGGCCTCTTTCAAATCCTTATCCAACCTCATTGATACCAATACTTTCATGAGTTTCACCTCCATATATACAAGTATATCACAACATCATGTGTTTTTCAATGCGCTTTCCACAATATGTGGGAGGCTTTCTTTTTGTCCAAATAAACTGAAAATAATTATAAAATACTTTGAAAAAGATGTTGACAGACGTTGCCAACGATGCTATACTGTAAATAGTAGATAACACAACAACAAATACAAGGAGGTCACGGACATGTCAATATATTCTTTTTGGTCGGGAGATACAACATATTTCACAAATTCAAAAAGTCTCAAAAAAGCGCAAGCGGTCGGGAAAGAAAACATGATTCATTATTTCGAAACATGCAAATACTTAGAAGAAGAACCGGAAGCGGGAGCCGATTATTTCATCCCAAAAGAAGTAGAAAAAGAGCGGATTGAATGGGTACGACATATGATGAAAACAGACA